TTAATCTCCTGTCCTTGTAAATCCGTTATTATCTATTGCTGTTCCTGCACTACCGCCTGACCCACCAGAGCCTAGTCCATCACCTGATTGACCGCTTTGTCCAGAAGAACCGTTATTACCTACTGAGCCTCCAGAACCACCAGAGCCAGCAGTTGTTGTTCCTCGGCTACCACCTGCTATCGCACCAATACCGCCACCGCCAGCACCAGTTAAAGTACCTGCTCCACCGTTACCCGATTGTCGTATACATCCAGAGCCACTACATTCAGCGTTTCTTGAACCGCCAGAGCCAAAGGATTGTCCTCCTCCGCCTCCGCCTCCACCAGCGTAGTCACGGTCAGAGAAACTTTGGTCATCAGTAGAGCCACCTCCGCCTCCTCCGCCTCCTCCTCCACCGAGGATTGAGCCATTGTTGTCTAAAGTAATATTTTTTTCTAGCTTTAAAGCTGTGCCACCATTACCGCCAGACGAACCATTAGCAGAAGCAGCACCTCCACTACCTCCTGACCCTCCAGCACCATAAATATAGCCATTGTTAATAATAGTAAGAACACCAGCAACACCACTTCCAGTAAGTAAAGCAGGAGTACCTGTAGAGTCTGAGTAAACATAAACTCCAGAATTAATGACTACATCTACATCACCTAATTTTTGGTCAGAAGTAAGTACAGTATCTAGGTCTAATTTATTAACATTACTTGAAACTGTATAAGTATATTTCCTTTGATAAAAAGGCTTCCAAGAACCACCATCTTTGACACTAGCGGTTAATACTTCTTTCCAAGCACCACCATCTTTTACAGAAACCTTTGTAGGTTCTTTCCAAGTTCCAGAATCGTTAATCTTTAAAGTCATATTAGCTTGCTACTTGATACCAAATATCTCCGTTAGACCCACCACTTGCAGCAGAAGTGCTTACTGTTCTATCACCGTGTCCATTCTTGCCAGCACCTATCTCAGTCTGTACATAAGCTGTTGTTGCTACTTGTGTTGTGTTTGTATCTGCTGAAGCTGTAGTTGCACTAAATGCTTCTGAAGCACTACCATTCAAATCAGCCTTAGTGTTGACTGCTGTTTGAACTGCTGTAAATTCAGTATTAAAATCTGCACCAGATATTACTTTGTTTGCATCTGAGTCAGCTAGTGCATCTTTTCCTGACCATGCTACTGCTATAGTGTAATTACTCATCGTATTTTTCCTTGTTTATGTAGAAGTGTTAAATCTTGTAGTGAAGCATCAAATCCATTTGACTCAATACTAATTTCTAGTTTTAAGTTTTTAGCCGAACCTGTTAATGGTGTTTTGTATTCTTGTAATCCGTATACAGGTTTATAGGTAATACCTGATTTACCATACAAAGATGTACTAGCACCCCATAAAGCTGGTGTACCTGTTGTTACTGGGTTTAAAGTTATAGCTGTAGTGGGTGATGGACTTGGACTATAATCTTTATACCACTTTAGACCCAAAGTTGCTCCAGACCCGCCCTCAAGAACCATAAATAATCTTTTAAGTAAAGAGGAGGCTACAGACTGTCCTAAATTAATCCAAGTAGTTGCTATTCCACTAGTGTAAGAACTATTAGTGTATGTTTGAGAGCCACCGGGGTATGCTAAATCAACATCGTAATAACCTTCATACCCAGCAAGACCACCATCTTTTTGTCCAACTAACAAACCATATAACTCAGTATAAGCTAGACTTGTAGGTTCTCTGTCATTGTCAAAAGTCCATGTCGTTATGCGTGGTGCTTGATTAGGTGTAAAGTGTTTAAAGTCAAAAACATAAGTAATATTGTTATCAACAAAAGACAAAATATATATACCTTCATTTTCAACATAGACTGCTTTTACATTTGTGCTTTGCCCAACATTTCTGATAAGTGTATCTTTGATGTTAAGTGACAAATCTTGCATGGGTAGTTTGTCTTTCTCTGTAGTACGACCAAGACTTCTTAACCCTGTACTTGATAAAAATACTAAATCATCACCAATAGCCTGAACACTATCTCTTGATACGCAACCTACACCTCGTATAACTTCGTTAAGTGCCATACTGCCAATAATGTTTGGACTATCGTATACAGCAATATTGTTTTTTCCAAATACAACTAACTTACCATAGAAAGGTGCTATAGCTACTATGTCATCTACACCCCATACAGTCTTTAAATCTATAAAACCACCATTAGAAGCACCGTTTTCTGCTGTAGTTCTAAAGTCATCAGCATCAAGCAAGGTAGAATAGTACAGCACATCTTTTTCTTCTGCTACACCGCCCACCCACATACGACCATAAAAACCCATACCGCAACTTGGTTTAAACTCACCAGAAGTAACACCAGATGGTCTATGAGCATTGTCAAAAGCTGCCCACTTAGAGCCTGAACCCTGTGAGCCATCGTATCTTTGAGGCACTATGCCTTCATGAATACAAGTTAATCTGCGGTTAAACTCAATAAACTGCCATTTACCTGTTGAACTTCCTACTGTATGTTTAACATCAGCACCACTACTAGGAAAAGCAGCATTAGGTGCGGTAAAGTCTATTGTGTATATGCTTGTACCGTGACTAGCAAATATCTTGTTTGTGCCACCATCATTATGCTCAACAAGAGATGCTATCGCTGTACCGCTTGGAGTTACCTTTTGCTTTAAACCTTTCCTAAAAGCAATACGACCAGACTCTCTTATCACTACATTTTCTGCTTTTGTCAAAAACGATGTATCTAAAGAAGCAGGATTGTCTTGCGTGTTAAGACCGTTTAGTCCTATATCAGTTAGAGGTTGATAGGAAATTTGTTTAGCCATTAAAATCTAATCCTAATTAATATTGACCACTATAATTTTCGTTAACATACCAATCTGTTTCATATTGTGTATTTCCACTATCAAGCATAATTGCTTGTTTAAGTGCTTGGTTTGCTTCTTCTGCTGCAATAGATGATTGTGTGCCACCATCTTCACCTCTTTCTGCTATGGCTCTTGCCCATGCTCCAAGTACAACTGGTTTTGCTGGCACTTTGATTGTTGTTGCTGCTAGAGTTAGTTCGTCTTGTGCTTTAATTATGTCAAAAGAAATTGTTTCAGCATTAATTGGAACAGGTGATAAATCAACCTTTAAATTATTACTACTATCAGCACCGTTAAAACCGTAATAATGAGGTTCACCAGTAGGGTCTGTAGGGTACTTTACGCTGTTAAGGTAGCTTCGGCTTACCTGACACAATTGAGTGCCTGTAGTGTTGTTTATTGCATCTACTATTTTAAATTCTTGGCCAGAAGATAAATTGTAATTCTTAGTACCTGCTACTGTAGAAATATCGACTGTTTCTCTAAGCACTAACCAATCATGATAATTTTCTACAGAACGCTTAGAATCATTGACCATACTACCAATAACTTTTTGATAATCACTTACTGTTGATGAGTCATTGATATTTCCAGACCAATCAGTAAGAATCGTATCTTCTCTTAGCCTTATTAATACCTCGTTAATTAGTTCTCTATAAGTCATATTATTTCCCTTTTGCTAATTGCGCCCCAAAATAGAACTCTATAATCATAGTTGCCCATCCAAAGATTTCATCCATCTTCAATACTGCTCCAGCTTCTAATTTGACATACTCAATAACATCAGGAGTTAATTGAAATCCTAGTATGCTAAAACCTTCTGTAGTTGTCGGCACAATAGTAGGCACATCAAAAAAAACAGGTGCTATTTGAGTAAATATAATTAAAGCCAAGATGACAAATATAATGACCCTTCGATTAAGGGCAGCCATAGGACTTTCTTTGTCTGCTCTATCTCTTGCTTGATTGATAGAATCGTTGCGTGCCTGCAAGTTTTGTATCATTAACTTTTGGTTTTCTTGTGCTGCTTGACTTTTAAGTGCAAACAACTTAGCAACAAATCCTAAAGCTATAGGTGCTACATTAGTTAAAAATCCAATCATGCGACTAACCTCAATACATTAAAGACACCTACCTCAGATGCTATAAAGTAAGCAAAGCCACCTAACAAGAAATATCTGATTTGATTAAGCATATTAAATATCTGTTGTATCTTGGAATTAGTGTCATCAATCTTGCTAAACAGCTTGGCTATCTGTCCAGAATGTTTATCTAATTGCAATTGAACTCTGTTATCATCCATCATCTTTTCTTTTTATTTTTTTTAGATGGTCTGCCTCTTTTTTTTCCGTAAGTTCCTACTCCGTCTGGCATAGTTTTCTCCTAGTTAGCTAGTGGGTTATCTAAAGACTCTTGTATTCGCTTTTCCATGTCTACTTTAGTCTTTTCTACTTTGATTTCAAACCTGTCTAGTTTGTCATCATAGTTTGTTAATTTTGTGTCGACTGATTGCAACTTACCATCAACCTTTGACTCTAAGTTCCATTGAGCATTTCTGAGGTCAGTCATGTCTTTTTTTAACTCTATTTTGATAGCATCAGCATGTTCTTCAATTCGCATTACATCACTTGATGTTTTTGCCATCTGTCCAGCTATAGCATCAAGGTCTAAATTTGCGATTCCTTCGACCTTTTGATACATAAGAAAGCCACCGTATAAAGTACCAATAATCGTTGAAATAAACGCAAATGCTGCAACGATACTAGCACCACTTAAACGCAATCCAAATAGCTTCAACTTTCTATCTTTTAAGCCTTCGCCTTTGCTTACTAATTCTTCTAAGTCAGCCATCAGTTATTGAACGCTCCATCATTCTGTAATTGTCTTAAGTATTCAATTTCTTGCTTTAATCTTTCTACTTCTAGCCTTCTTCTTTGTAGTTCTAATTGATACAGCGTATTACAATTAATTCTTTCGTTTGGTGCATCTAAAGGAATTATGAGCCTAGCGTATAAACCTATATCTTTTGTTTGTGGGTCTGTACCTTCTTTCCCTATAATTGGCACAACAGCATTATTAATTACACCTGTCATACCAATCTCAAAGTTTGTACTACCGCCTATAGCGTTCTTACAATCTAAGTCACCTGCTCTAATACTGTCCGAACCACTTACTGAACTGATACTAGGTATCGAAAAACTCATCGAACTACTGTCTGCTATTACTTGTGAACTTAGTAATAACAAAACTAACCACCGTTTCACTTAAACCTCGAACAAATCTTAGACTCTACTATTGGCTTAAAGTCATCATTGCCTCTAAGTTTTGATGTTGTGCATATGTATTCTGCTAATTTTGCGTTTTCTTCATTAACATAAACATCAAACTCAACACGCTTCAAATACTTTATGTTTATTATCTTGTATCGACTAACAAACGGTATTGGCTGCCATTCTTTGTCAAACACTCCAATCTGATACCACTCTACATCTGACCTTTTATTAAACACCTGCATTGTGGTCATTTTGGCACTCGGTATAAACGACATTTTCCACTTTGGGTAAGTGGGTGTCATATCATGGGCAGCTACAGAACTACATAGCAATACCCATAGTATTACTGAGCGATACATTCAGCTACTACGACTGCTGTATAAGAACCACCAGGAAATGCCTTTTGTTGTCCACCACCATAAGTAGCAACTGAAGTTACACTAAACCAAGTTGTTCCTGCATGTGCTAAAGCGTAAGTTCGCATTGCTCCACCGTTCGATACTGTACTAGCTGCTTGATAACCAGACATGTCAGAGGATGATGTTTGGTCTACTGCTACTTCTCCTGTCCATACAACGGTGTCACCTAAACTTGGACTTGAACTAAAAGAGGTAGGGTAGCTTATCTGTGCTTTGTAAGCATTAGCCAAAGATGTATCAACACGAACAATAGGTACTTGACCATTACTTGCAGGTAAAGTAGTAAGCGTATACGCATTAGGGTTTCCATAATAACCAACAGTATCCGTATTAACTGTACATCTTGACTCTACATTGCCATTAATATTAGTATTAGCTTCTACATTCTTTGAAAACATAGAGCATCCAGCGACACCTAAAACTACAAACATTGTTATTAATTTATTCATTTATACTGCTCCTGTATCATTTCGTTGTGTAATTGCTCTTGTGTTAAACTTCTAAAAACTAACCTGTTATCTACTACCTTGCCACCATCTAACTGAGTTGTATCACGATATACACCGCCTGAAATCTGTGCTACATAATAAGAGTTGATATTTGTAGCTTTGTTTATTTGTTTTAAGAGAGATGCTTGTGATGTTGTGTTAGCTATGGTTAAGGCATTCTCTGTAGCTGCCAATGCTATTTCTAATCGTTCTCTTTCTTCATCTTCTTCTTCTGTTTCTCTTTTTTCTTCCTTTTTATCCAGAAGGTTGTCATCCACCGCTTCTGTTGTATCTTTAACAAACTCATCATCTAAAGCATCATATATTTCTATCTTAGGTATAACTGGCAATGGTGGTATGTAGTTAGGACATGATTCATCATTCTGTGCGTTTCTACATAAATCCCATCTGTACATATAAAGTATTGTTACATCCTCTATACTTCCTGTACCTGTACCTCTAATCCTACCATCACCAAACTGTTCTATTGGTGTGTATGATAAAGGTATAACATTCTGTACTTTTCCACCATGTTTGCCAGACCAATCTTCTGTGTCTTGAAAAATATAGCCACCACCAACTTTGTCATTTTCTATAGTAACTGTAAAGTCATCTACTACATTCTTAACTGTTGTGTAGTTATAAAGCACACCACTTATATCTAAACCTTCTTCAGCACTTATACCTAAAGTGCCTGTATTCATTTTCCAAGTATTGCCATATAAAGCAGCATTACTTGTATAGCCAAATTCGTAACTAAAAGAATATAAAGGCAGCAGCAACAGTACCCATAATGCTAAGAGCCTTTTCACGCTTTTCTGCAACACTAATTTCATTCTTCTCCTCTGGCATTGGTATCTCATCTGTCTTGACTGCCCAGGCTCTCTTAGCCTCATCACCGATCAAACCATCTATAGGGCAAGGCGTTCCTGCCGACATCATTGCAGACCATACATCTGGGTCTTGACACATCACACTAACTGCTGCTACTTTCATTCCAAACATATAAAGCT